ACCACATAAAAACAGGGGATTTGTTTATGTTGATGGTCTTTTAATATCAGGAAAGTATTTGCAGCAATTAGCCATTAACGACGGCTTTGATTCAATAGAAGATTTCTTCGCCTATTTCAACAAAGATTTCACCGGCAAAATTATCCACTGGACAGATTTAAAATATTAAAAATATGAACGAAATTGAATTAGTAAAACCAATTTATCCGACTCCTGAAAAAGAAATATCTGATTTGGATATCATTCAAAACTTGTATGATTTTCTACAGAAAGATATTAAATTAAGTCCTAAAAAGTCATTTAAAATAATTTATCATTTACAGGAAGAATTACCAATATTTCCAGATCATATTCAACAGTGCTGGAACTGTAAACAATTATTCGATACATGGTCAAGTGGCTTATATTGGGAAAGTAAAAGTCGCCATTATTGCGGTTCTTGTGATTATTTGGTGCCGCTAAATTATGATAGAGGAAAAAAATAATGACGTGTATCAAAACTTTAAATTTTCGTCGCCCTATTCGCCGGAGGCGTTGGCGGCAACGGCACAATCTCCGGCAACCCCGCAGCTGCTATCAATTCCATTTCATCAGCAATCTTATCCAGATTAGCATCAAACTCCCCATTACCCAATTGTTCCGTAGCTGCCTCATGTGTGATCAATGGTGTCTGGTCATTTATGCCCAGCATCACCCGGATGGCATTAGCCTCTTTCAGCGGATCAATATGCGGCATATTCACCCCGGTAAACTTGGCGCGGCTGTATGCCTCCACCACATCCATGTTCCCTTTCGCTCTCGCATCCAGGTAACCAGCCGCCGGAACTTTGTTTTTTAAAATATGCACATAAAGGAAAATATCCTTTATCGGGTCGTAAAAATCTCGCGATTCTTCCTTCCGGGCAATATCCACAATATACCCCCACATATTGATCGCGGCACGGCTGGCGCTGTAATTACTATTGTATTTCTGTGTAACCACCTCGGGCGGGGCATCCATACTGGCGCAAATCTGTTCCAGTACCGGTTTGTAAAATTGTTCAAATTGCCCCTCATTGGTGCTGCTCACCGCTTCAAGCTTGCTATCAATGGGCATATTATACGCCATTTTGTTTTCAGTCGCCTGGATATTTTTACTAACCAGTTCAGCCTGGTCCCATGGTAAAAGGGTATCATTGGCGCTATTCCGGCGCTTAATCGGTGAAACCAACGGGTTTTCACCATCACTATTTTTGCCATGTACAATCTGCAGATATATCTTGGCACGTTCCTCGGCTGCAGACAGCGAAGCCTCTACCCATCGGTCCAGCTTATTAATCTTTTCAATCACCACCAATAGCCCCGAAACGCCCCGGTGATGATCGATCCGGTGTTTACCATTATAACCCATCCACGCCAGGCGCAAGCCGGTTTCTTTTCCAACAGCCTCAATCCTGTCCCACTGGCCGATCTGAGGGATATTGTCAATTTGCTTCTGCACATAAAAAGCCTTATGGGTACCTTTTGCATCCATTTCAATCCCATGGATGATGATATTGCCGCGCCCTTTGGCATCCCGCATCATGATATTATCCGAAAATGGTGTCTGCACGTGCTGCCCATCAATCACCTGCACGGTCAGGTTAAGGTTGTCATCCAGGCGGCAAACGGTAAGGCTATCGCCCCCAATAAATTTTGTTAACTTGTTATTGAAAGCATTGGTATGCAGGTTGCCCATGCCGCTATAATCACTCCGTTTACTTTCGGCCCACAGGGCAAAATAAGCCTCGAAATTCTTTACAAAACCCTTAAAATCTTCGGTGATCTTTTCATATTTCAGGATGGTAGTATCGGGGATCGACTGCATCTTCAATCCACTTCCGATCACCCATTTAAAAACCTTGCCGGCTACCATCCTCACTATATCGCTTTTCCCGTATGCCTCGTATGCCCGGGCACGTATCGCCCGGTAATCCATCAGGAGGTTTCTTGGCGAACCCAATTCCCCCTTATTCTTTTCCCCGTTAAAAACAGAGGGGAACACCGGCACATACCCGGTATTGGTAAAGATCCCGTTATCATAACCACTTGAAAACGCCATCGGTACCGATCTGTAATGCCCACCTTCCGGTTCATCTTCCAATGCAATATGCTTGATCACGGTTGGCATATTACTGGCCGCTTCCTCAACCGCAACCTGCTCAACTGCCAACTGCCCGCTATCAATTGCCGACTTTTTCTTACCACCCAACCATTCGTTAATTGTCATGATACTAAATAAATGTGCGTTTATCCTGTGCCACCGAGCAGCGGCCGTTATAGTCATTGATGTATTTATTCTTTTCCAGCCTCAGCAGATAAAGCGCCGTTTTCATCTCATTAACACTCCTGAAGGCCGTTTTTACCTTTGCCTGCCCATCATCCATTTCGTAGCTTTGCGTAGCAGCTGCGACCCCGCTGAAACTGTCCAGCATCGAGGCCAAAAAAACATTCATCAGGTTATCAATCGCCGCTATCTTCGCCAGCATATCATCCTTACTGGCAATGTAGCCGCTAATCGTGTATTCGCTCCAGGGTAAATAATAGGTGCCCATGCTGTTTTCTTTTCAACAAATATATGTTTTTTTGTAATACAAAGTATTTGCAATAAAAAAGCCCCGGAGTATTTACCGGGGCCTCGCGCATTAAGTTAAATTACGGGTTACTGCTACTAATGTGATTTAAGTATTACTTTATCCTGGCTGCGCTGGTACAAAAACAACAAACTACCGGCCCGCTATTCACTAAATAAATCACATCATAACCCTATCTGGGTGTGTGTTGTTGCGGGAACGTGACTCGAACACGTGACCTTTAGGTTATGAGCCTAACGAGCTACCAGCTGCTCTACCCCACAATATCTTTTATGCCTGTTATTCTTCAGCCGCAGCCACCGGCACAATGGCCACAGCCAAACTCACGCCAAGCGTATTTTCCGGTTCAGTAAGCAAACTGTTAAGCGCAGTAATTTCATCAGCGGTAAGCGCCTCCAGTTGGTTCACCAGCGAAGCCACTTTTAATTCCGCCTGTAATTTCGCCAATTCAGCCTGGTCATTTTGCAAAGTAGTTTCATCGGTAGCAATTGAACTGGTCAAAGAATCTACCTGTGATTGAAGAGCAGTAGTGTCCATAATGTTGATTTTTAGTTGTTAAATTTTAAAAGCCTAAATGTAAAAAATAATAATTGATATTTCAAAATAAAAAAAGTGATGCAGCCTTCCAACCGCATCACCCCCTAAATCAACTTATTATGAAAAACTAAAATCCTGGCATAAAAGTAATATTATCAAATCACATTTACAATTTTTGCAGGAAATAAACTTTGTTGCTCGATGCCTCCCGATAACCTTTGTCTCTTGATAAGGTTATCCTGCCTGGTCTTAATAGCATGGCAACGATGGCAAAGGAATTGATAATTACCCAACCAGGCGCCAGACCCGCCGTTTTGTACTGCCAATATATGATCAACCTGAATCCCGCTTGCCCAATTTTTAGGCATGGAATAATTTTCGCAATCACAATGGGCACATCGATGAGGTAGATATGCTTGCATTAACCCATTTATATAATCCAAATTGCCATTAAGGATATAAAGTATCCCAAGCGGTAATTTTTGGCAGGATTCCGATGCCCATCTCGTTTGGCGTCCGTTTAGTATCTTACCACACCCGCACGCACAATAAGCTGGATGAATCTGAGGAAAAAGTTGTTTCATCCCAAAAGACTGCATCCTTTTGAATTTATCGAAAGCAATCCGGGCATATATCGGCGTAGGGTCAAACAAGATGATCCGCTTCCTTAATTCAGAAACCCCATCAAAAAAATCAGGTTGTATCTTTTCGTAAATCATAATTAATGTTTATGCACATATCCCCTATACCCGGTTCTTACATCATCCAGGGCTCTCCCGGTGCCGTGTGAATAATCGTTTTTATAATGCGGCTCCCGTGGGGTTTCATCATCCGGTTTAGCTTTCTGCACAAAGTTGCCATCCTTTTTGGCATACTTCATTACCGGATTATGCCTGTCCATCCAGGCATCCCGCTCCTTCGCCGTATTAAAAAATTCCGGCTCTTTAAATTCCAAATCAAGGTCTTTCATAATGATTATATTAATTCAAGTTTTTGCTGTACATTGTTGAAATGGGTATGGTAGTTGGTAAATACCGCTTCGGTTGTTGAAAACAAACTCCCCCTGTTTTTCGATATTGGAACGAATGGCAACCAGTCTGCTTTTGTGTTCTCACAGACAATTACCTGTCCTTCCCGGTTCTGACACCAATTAGCAAGACCCGGGAAATTTATCTTTTTATTTGAGAAAACATAAGAATGTCCTCCGAATTGATACGGTGGGTCAACAAACCATGTAGCAAGTATATTTGGCTGATCAGCATAATCCCCACAGATAAACTTCCAATGCTTAATTTTATAGAGATTCGAAGCTACCTTTTTTAAATTAAAATTGATATGGTTTGGCCTCTCTGTAGTTTTTCGGTAAATAGTTGATCGGCGGGGTTTTTCTGCACCACAACCAATTATAAACCCGTAAAAGTCTTTTTGTTCCTGGCAGTCAAATTTTAAATCATCAAGTTTTACGCCAAATTCTAAATGACGAGGCAAACTCAAAATATCTTTTTCAGAGCAGCTTTGCAACCACTTCCAGATGTTTATAATGACAGGATATTTATCAATTAGGATAACTTCTTTCTCAAAATGAAGTAAAGAATATTTAGCTGCTCCGGCAAACGGTTCAATTATCAAGTCATGTATGGGTTTGGGATACAGAGCAGCTAAATTTGTTTTACTACCGTAATAACTCCACATAACCTATTCCGTTACCATAATTACAAATTCTTCCCAGGTCAAATTCTTATACTTACTGTCACTTTGCCGCACCAAATCCAGGTATATTTCCACAGTTGCCAAGATATAAACCCGCACATCCCAAAAGTGATTGATCGCATTCGAGTGTTTTTTCTTCCAGGTATAGCCCAAAACGGTTTCCCCATCCTTCACAAAGATCTTTTGCTCCTGCTCAAACTGCGAAAAATAGCCCTTGTAACTGTATTTCCCATCATTTTGCTGCGGGAAGTTCATAAATCCACTCGGTTGCGCCCCATCCTGCCCCTTTTGCAGTGCCATATTCTCCGCAAGGTCATCTTTCAGTTGGTTCACCTCCAAGTTATATAATTTCTTCGGCTGCTCCGCCGATCTGCGCACCGGCTTGGTATCCCGCTGCATCGGCCGGTACTTTACGTCCGTACGACCCTTAACGCCATAAACCTGGTACCCACCATCCTGCATATTGATGATAAATTGCGTTGCGCTTTTCTCAAAGAACCCCGTATCCACCGCGCTCAGCGTAATTTCCCATTCTTTCCCACTTTCATCCTCCGATGGGTAGGAGGCTTTGATCATTTCTTCCAAAATGGGCCAAACACAGTTATTTTCCACCAGTCCGGTTTCGGCATTCCGGCAAACCGAACCATGCGTATAGGTCCACATTTTACGCCCTGGATCTTCCGGCACACCTTTTTTCTTTTCAAAAGCCCGTTTAAACGTCCCGATGCTGCCCTGGTCGATAGAATAGGTCGCCCCGGTCTGCGCATGCGCCACAATTTCCCAATCCAGCCGCACATCCTCATTTCCATCCTCCATAATGCCCCCGAGGTCACAAGCCAGCGTCAGCAGGATGATCTTGCCATTTCCGTCGGCCGCGCAGCTCAGATCCGGGATAACCCCATGATGATAATCGCCCACGTTGGCCATCAGAGCCGATGATTTTGGACTATCGCCCATTTCCTCGAATGGCAAGCCCAAACGTAGGTTCATAAAACCTTTCAGCTGTACCACATTGCTGCGCTGCCCCGGCGGGTTCGCCTTCAGCCATTGCCGTACCAGCGCCTCCCACCCGGTGAACCCCGTTGGCTGGATGATCGCATTGGTCGAATAACTTTCATGAAATTCATCAACGGGTTCCGGTACCGTTTGCTGCCAGATCCCGTTCAGGTTCCGTTCGTATTTATCCCGTTCCTGCGTCAGCTCCCCACAGTGCATACACCGGAAAGCCACACTGCCTTTTACCAGCCTACCCTTACCGTCATGCGTCCATACGATCCCCGCTAATGATTTATCATCAAGTTCAATTTTCCAATCCATCACCATCATGGCGCCGCAATTATAGCAGGGCCAGTGCCATTTCTTTTGCGTCCCCAGCTGGTATTGGTCCCAAATATTCGATGAGGCGGTAAACGTTGGGGTTGATATAAAAAAAGTTTTGGCGCTGTCCCCGAACGAATTTTGCCGCCCCTCAATCAAGTCCCTTACCGTACCTTCACCCCCAACATCCCGCGGCGCCGTATCAAAATCATCCACGAAAGCATTCTTAGCCGAAAAATACCTGAATGAATCTGCGCTCCTGGTACCCAGGGCGGTCAATGTTCCCCCGCTAAACTCCTTCGAAGCCGCCGTATCACCGGTACGCTGATTGCCTTTTTTGATAGCATGCGGCCTGATCAGCCCATCCAGCTTACTTTCACGTAATATCGTGTCCAGGCGTTCCTCGATGGTTTTTTTAGCCAGGGTAAGATCGCCCGCCGTGAAAAGTGTGTTATCCGGATCAACAGCAATGATGTAAAGAATTCCGGGAATAACGATGCCGGCGGTTGCGCCGATCTGTACTGATTTTAAAATAGTAACATACCTTACCGGGCTGGATTCATGCAGGTGATTGATCGGTTCCCGCCAGTAAGGGGTAAGATCGTAGCTGAATTTACCGGCATACCGAGAAGTATTATCCGGCAGGATCATGTTTTGCTCAACCCATGTTGCCGGCAGCGGCTTTATCATGCTGTACTTGAAAATATCAGCATTGATGCCCTGCAAGGTATCGGCCCAGGCCGCGGAAACTACTTCGTTGGGCTTCATAAAGCGAGTTTAAATTGATTCTCCACCACTTCCTGTTTTTGCTTTTTTATTTTATCAAGGTAATTAATCCGGTTACGTTCAATGCTCCAGTATTTTGTTCGGGCTTCGATGATCGGGATATAAGTTTCATCCATTTCCATTAATATTATTTCGCCAATATCTTCAAAAGAAGCCGAACACCCGCTGGTACCGCTTCCAGCAAAAGGGTCAAGACAAATGCCACCTTTCGGGGTAACAAGCCGTTGCAGGTAACGCATAAGTGCAATTGGTTTAACGGTGGGGTGAAAG